TTCGACCTGGTCGCGGCCGACCTGCACGAGCTGGCGCACCTGCTGCCGCCCAGCGCGGCCGACCTGGTGCGCGCCGTCGGCCAGGATGCCGCCGCGGCGCTGATGCACCGCCTGGCCGGCGTGCAGCTGCAGGTGCCGCGGCACCGCAACGCCAACCCCGCCGGCGCGCGCCGCTGGGCGCAGCTCGAGGCGGTGATCGGCGACGCCGCCACCGAGGCGCTTGCGCGCAACCACGGCGGCGAGGTGCTCGACGTTCCCACCTGCCTGGCGCTGCTGGTCGAGAAGCGCAACCGCTGGCTGCGCGCGCGCTTCGACTGGCTCACCTCGAGCTCCGGGCCCGGCCTGCCCATGAGCGGGCGCGCCGCGGTCTACGAGATCGGCATCGAGCTCGTGGCCGCCGGCCGCGGCATGACCTACCGACAGATCGAGCGCGTGCTGCAGGAGCCCGGGCGCCACGGCGCCGCGGCCGAGCAGCAGCTCGACCTGTTCCGCCCCCCGCGCTCACCCGCATCTTCCCCATCCATCTTCCCCACCCCAGCCACCACAAAGGACCAGCCGACATGGCAACCCGAATGAAGGCCCCCGCCACGCTCGCCAGCGTGCCGCAGAGCAAGGACGATTGCGCAGCGCAGATCCGCGCGCTCGGCGACGCGCAGCGCATGTACGAGCGCCAGCGCGCCCAGATGAACGACCTCATCGCCTCGATCACCGAGGACTTTGCGCCGCTCATGGACTCTCTGACGCAGCGCATCACGGCGCTGCAGGCCGGCATCCAGACCTGGTGCGAGAGCCACCGCGTGGAGCTGTGCGGCGAGGGCGACCGCCTGGGCAAGACGGCCAACCTCGTCACCGGCGAGGTGAGCTGGCGGCAGCGCCCGCCCAGCGTCAGCGTGCGCGGCGTCGACACCGTGCTCGACACCCTCGAGCGGATGGGGCTCGAGCGCTTCATCCGCACCAAGCGCGAGGTCAACAAGGAGGCGATGCTCGCCGAGCCCGACGCCGTGCGCGGCCTGGCCGGCGTGAGCATCGTCACCGGCGTCGAGGACTTCGTGATCACGCCCTTCGAGGTGCCTGCGTCGCCGGAGGTGGCCTGATGACCCGCATCAGCAAGCCCGCCGGCCCGCGCAACGGCATCGGCGGCACGCAGGCCAGCATCCGCAATTTCATGGAGCAGAAGCAGCAGGGCGCCGACGATGAGGACGACGACGCGGCGGTGGACGGCCGCGAGAAGCTGAGCTTCGTGCACCTGCAGAGCACCGTCGCCGAGGCCGGCGTGCAACGGCCGGCCGGAGTGGCGGCCAGCGTGTTCGACGCCGGGCGCCTGGCCGGCGCCGCGGTGCGCAAGGACAAGCGCCCGAGAGTCAAGGCGCCGCCGCTGCCCGACATCGCCAGCATCGTGATCGAGGCCGACGTGCCCGTCGGGCCGCCCGTCAAGCCGCGCCCGGAACGGCTGCTGTGGGAGCAGGTGCTGCAGCGCATGCAGCCGGGTGCGTCGGTGGTGCTGCACGACAACCACGCCCGCAGCCTGGCGCTGGCGGCGCGCAAGAGCGGCGTGACGCTCACGCTCAGGCGCATCACGGCCACCGAGACGCGGGTGTGGCGGCTGGATCCGGCCCGGCTGCCCACCCGCAGCAGGGGGGCGGCATGAACCTGTGCATCGATTGCCGCGACCTGAGCATCGACCCGGCGGAGCGGGTCTGCAACGGCCCGCGAGTCGCTCTCGCCGTGTGCAGGTCGTTCCAGTCGCTTCTGCGCGGCCAGTGGATGCACCCATGGGAGGGCTGCAGGGCATGGCGGCCGATCGAGGTGCCGAGTCTGCCCGCGGCTACTGGGCAGACAGCGGGATGAGCGCCGTGACGCAAGAGCACCTCGAGCGGTTCGCGGAGATCGCGCGTGCCGCCAAGGCCCCGAACCCTTGGGGCCTGACGGCGCGCGAGGCCGAGGTGATCACGGCCGTGTGCGCCTCGGACGGCTACAAGGTCGCGGCCAGACAGCTCGGCATTACCCCGCTGACCGTGAAGTCGGCCATGCGCCGCATCGCAGCCAAGATGCGGATGCGCTGGCCGCCAGAGGCCAAGCTCGAGGCCTGGCGCGCCTGGCAGCGAGACCAGCAGAGCGCACGGCTGGCTGCACAGCCTGTGGCCGAGGTCGTCAACGGCGTTCTGCGCTGGCACCTGCCGGCCGGTGTGCCGTACGTCGACCAGCGATGGATGCGGGGCCACCACCTGCTCTATGCGGTGGATGGCCTGGCGGGACGACCCGAGGAGTAGACGGTGGAGCAGATGACCTTCGATGACTGGATGCGCGCCGAGCGTGCGCGCGGTGCGGGCCAGTTCTTGCCTGCCGACGGCAGCATGGAGCTGCGCATGCTGCGCCGGTGCTGGGATGCCGCGACCGCTGCCGCCATGCCAGCCGATGGCGTGCGGGTGTCGTCGACCGAGAGAGCGGCGCGGCTGCCCTTCTGGCGGCGTTCGTGAGCATGGCATACATCCGGCGCGCCTACGGCGTGCCGGCCGCTCGGCCCCGCTGAAGCACTCCCCTCTGACGGCTCCGCGCGCGCGCGACGACGATGCCGCGCCATGCCGCATGAGCCGCCCACCCCGCAAGACGACGAGACAGCCGCGCCGCGGCGCCTGACGCTGCCGCGCATGGCCGGCTGGGGCGCGGCAGCGCTGCTGCTGTCGCTGGGCGTGTGGTGGATCGCGCCGCAGCAGCTGCCGGTCACGGTCTACAAGCTGTCGCTGATCAGCCTGGCCGCGGTCACGGGCTACTGGATCGACCGCAGCATGTTCCCGTACGCGCGGCCCGATCGGCTGTTCCCGGCCCCTCATCACACCGGGCATCGCGCATCGCTCACGCTGCTGTGGCTGGTGGTCTGCGTGGCCATGCTGCGGCGCGCGATCGTCGTTGCCGCGGCCATGCTGGCCATCAGCCTGGGGGCGTGATCGTGAGCGGCGACGAATTCACTGCCTCACGCAAGATGGTGCTGGCCGTCATGGCCGTACTCGGGGTTGCGCTGCTGTCGGCGGTGCTCGCCGTCGTGCTGGTCGTCGCGGCCCTGCTGCTGCCTCCGGCGCATGCGGCAACGGCAACGGCGCCGGTGTCGATGCCGCCGCCGCAGGCTGCGCGCTTTCGCGGGCCGCTCGTGCGCGCAGCACACACCCAGTGGGGCCTGCAGGCGCCGGTGGCTGCGCTGGCCGCCCAGGTGCACGCCGAGAGTGCCTGGCAGCCGCAGGCCGTGAGCCGGGTCGGGGCGCAGGGGCTCGCGCAGTTCATGCCGGCCACCGCCGCCTGGTGGTGCCGCACGAAGGGCGCCGAGGGTGCTGACTGCCTGCCGCACAACCCCGACTGGGCCCTGCGCGCGATGGTGGGCTACGACCGATGGCTGTTCGATCGCCTGGCCGTCGCCGGCGCCGAGCCCGATCGCCTGTGGGCCACGATGCGCAGCTACAACGGCGGCCTGGGCCACTGGCGGGACGAGGCGCGCCGCGCCGCCGGCGCCAGCCGCGCCGCGGTGGATGCCGCCTGCGGCAGCGCGCGCCGCCACCCGATCCACTGCCCGGAGAACCTGGGGTACCCGCGCCGCATCCTGCTGCAGCTGCAGCCGCGTTACTCCACCTGGGGCCGCGTGGTGGAGGTGACGCCGTGACGCTGCCCGCCCGCGCCCTGCTGTGGCTGCTGATCGGCGCCGCGGTGCTGGTGCTGCCGGTGGGCGCCTGGCAGGCCTGGCGCCATGCCGACGCCCGCGCCGAGCAGGCCGAGGCCGAACTGGCCCACAACCGCCGGGTGCTGACCCAGCTGCGCGAGGCGCAGCGCCTGGGCGACGAGCTCTCGGCGCGGCTGCTCGCCGCCGAAGCCGAGCGCGCCCAACTCACCCAGGAGAGAGACGATGCGATTGCCCGTGCCACGACTGGCCGCGCTTGCCTCGGCAGCCGCGCTCTGCGCGTGCTCGACGGCGCCCCCGGGCTCCGGGTTGCCGTGGTGCCCGCCGCCGCCGCCAGCGCTGCTGCAGCGCATGCCGCCGCTGCCGCCGATCCCGGCGCGGCTGGAGCCGATGCCGACGCCAGCAGCATCGCCGGGCCCGGCCTCCGCGCCTCCGGCGTCGGGCTCGAGCCCGTGAGCGACGACACCGCCATCGCGCGCTGGATCCTGCACGCAGGGGCCCAGTACGAAACGTGCCGCGCGCGCCTGCACGCGCTGATCGACTACAGCACCGGCGCTGCGGCGCACGCGCCATGAGCATCTACGAGATCCTGATCACCTGCGTCGCCGCCATCAACCTGGTGCTGACGCTGCACAACATGCGAGCCAACGGAGAGAAGGCCAACTCGGCGCGGCTGCACGAGATCGAGGTGTCGCTGCGCGCGAAGATCCAGGAGCACGAGGGCCAGCTCAACCGCCTGCTCGGGCAGACCGAGCAGGCCATCACGCACGACCACCTGGACCAGGTCTACGCTGACCTGCGCTCGATCGCGCAGCAGGTGCACCAGCTGGTGGGCCAGCAGCAGCAGATGAACGACAACCTGCGCCTGCTGCTGGCGCGCCTGGTGCGGGAGTAGACGGTGATCCAGCCCTCTGCCGACGTGCGCCGCCGCAGCCTGCTGGCGACGCTCTTCTTCGCTTCTGGCGCCACCGCCACCGTGCGCGAGCTGGTGCGCGAGATGGAGCTGGTGCACAGCATCGCCACCAGCGCCGACCAGCTGCGCGGGGATCTGAGCTGGCTTGCCGAGCAGGGCTTTGCCCAGGTGGCGCACGACACGGCGCAGATCACCGAGCGCGGGCGCGACGTGGCGCGCCGCTCGGCGCCCTGGCCCGGAGAGTAGCCCGGCATGGCCCACCCCCGCGAGACCCGCATCGCGCTGCGCGCCGCCTTCCTGGGCGGCCTGCCCATCGAGCAGGCGGCCCAGAAGGCCGGCGTGCCGCTGGCCACCGCGCGGCGCTGGAAGGCCGACGCCATGGCCCAGGGCGACGACTGGGACAAGTTCCAGCGGGCCTCCATGATCGTCGCCGGCGGCCAGTTCGACCAGGCCATGGGCCGCGTGGCCGCCGCGGTGCTGATGCGCTGCGAGGCGCTGCTCGAGCAGATCGCCGCCGACGCCGCCACCATCGACCCGGTGGAAGCCACCAAGGCCGTGGGCAGCCTCACCGACAGCCTGGCCAAGGCGCACGCCGCGGCCAAGCGGCTGATGCCGGCCACCGACAAGTACGCCGTCGCCATGGACGTGCTGCAGCGCCTGGCCGAGTACACCATGGCGCGCAAGCCGGGGCCCTTCGCGGCCGAGCTGGTGGAGACGATCGAGGCCTTCGGCCCCGACCTGGCCAAGGCCTACGGCTGAGGCGGGGCCCCGATGGTCAAGACCCGTTCCGCCACCTTCGCGGCCGACCTGGCCGCCCTGGCCGCCAGCCTGCGCCAGCGCATCGAGGCCGAGGTCACGGGGTTCCGGCCCGACCCGGCCGAGGTGCAGGCGCGGCGCACGCAGGCGCAGGCGGACTACGGGTTCTTCTGCGCCACGTACTTTCCGCACTACATTCGCAGTACACACCGCAGCCAGCTGCACGAGTACCTGTTCCGCCGGCTGCCCGAGATCGTGGCCGCCGCCAGCGGGCAGACGGACGCCATCGCCGCGCCGCGCGGCGAGGCCAAGAGCACGCTCGTGAGCCAGCTCTTCGTGCTGTGGTGCCTCGTCACCGGGCGCAAGCGCTTCCCGGTGGTGGTGATGGACAGCATCGACCAGGCCTACCCGATGCTGGAGGCCATCAAGGCCGAGCTCGAGTTCAACCCCCGCCTGGCGCTCGACTTCCCAGACCAGGTGGGCCAGGGCCGCGTGTGGCAGGCCGGCACCATCGTCACCAAGGCCGGCGCCAAGGTGCAGGTGGCCGGCAGCGGCAAGAAGCTGCGCGGCCTGCGCCACGGCCCCTACCGGCCCGACCTGTGCGTGCTCGACGACATCGAGAACGACGAGCAGGTGCGCAACCCCGAGCAGCGCGACAAGCTGCAGGCCTGGCTGGGCAAGACGGTGCTGCCCCTGGGCGGCGCGGGCGCCAAGTTCGACGTGGTGTACATCGGCACCATCCTGCACTACGACAGCGTGCTCTCGCGCACGCTGGCCAACCCCCTGTGGCGCACCGCGCGCTTCCGCGCGCTGCTGCAGTGGCCCGACGACATGACGCTGTGGGGGCAGTGGGAGGAACTGCTGCGCAACGACGGCGAGGGGCCGGCCGATGCCTTCTACGCCCGCCACCAGGCGGCGCTGGAGGCCGGCGCCGTGGTCAGCTGGGAGGCCCGGCCGCTGCTCGCGCTGATGAAGATCCGCGCGCGCGACGGGCACGACACCTTCGACAGCGAGTACCAGAACGACCCCGTCGCGGGCGAGAACGCGCCCTTCGCCGGCTGCATCACCTTCTGGGTCAACCGGCTGCCCGAGTGGCTGTTCTACGGCGCGGTGGACCCGAGCCTGGGCAAGGCGGGCGCGGGGCGCGACCCGAGCGCGCTGCTGGTGGGCGGGCTCAACCGCGCCACCGGCGTGCTCGACGTCGTGGTGGCCGACATCCGCCGCCGCCTGCCCGACCGCATCATCGAGGACACCATCGCGCTTCAGCGCGAGTACCGCTGCCTGCTGTGGGTGGTGGAGGCGGTGCAGTTCCAGGAGTTCCTGCGCACCGAGCTCGTCAAGCGCGCCGCCGCCGCCGGCGTGCCGCTGCCGGCGCGCGCGGTGCAGCCCGTGGCCGACAAGCTGCTGCGCATCGAGAGCCTGCAGCCGCACGTCAAGAACGGCCTGATCCGGCTGCACGCGTCGCAGACGGTGCTGATCGACCAGCTGAGGCACTTTCCCAAGGCCGACCACGACGACGGCCCCGACGCGCTGCACATGCTGTGGATGGCCGCCACCAGCGGCATGGCCAGCGTGCACATCGGCACGCGGCCCCGCCGGCGCGCCGCCGCGCCCGCGGCCTGGGGGGCCCCACCTGACCTGCGAGGCTACGTCACGCCATGAGCACCCCCTACGGCCCCTACGCCCGCCGCGGCCTCACCAGCGGCCCCGTGGCCACGCGCATGGAGGCGCTGGACTTCGCCTTCATGGGCCTGCTGCTGCCCAACCCCGACCCGATCCTCAAGGCCACCGGCAAGGACATCAAGACCTACCGCGAGCTGGCGCGCGACAGTCACGTGGGCGCCTGCATCCGCCGCCGCAAGGGCGCGGTGGCGGCCATGGAATGGGGCGTCGACGCCGCACGCAGCCCGGCCCGCGTGGCCAAGGCCATCAAGGCGATGCTCGATCGGCTGGACATGGCGCGCATCATCTGCGACGCGCTCGAGGCCACCCTCTTCGGCTACGCGCCGATGGAGATCGACTGGCGCGCCGGCGGCGGCGGCCCCTTCGCCGGCGTGTGGCCGGCCGACGTGGTGGCGCTGCCGCCGGAGTGGTTCTGCTTCGACAGCGAGGGCGCGCTGCGGTTCAAGACGCGGAGCTCGCCGCTGTACGGCGAGCTGCTGCCCGAGCGCAAGTTTCTGCTGCCGCGGCAGGACGCCACCTACCACAACCCCTACGGCCTGGGCGACCTGGCGCTGTGCTACTGGCCGGTCGTGTTCAAGAAGGGGTCGATGAGGTTCTGGCTCGCGTTCGCCGAGAAGTTCGGCGCCGCCTTCAGCATCGGCAAGCTGCCGCGGTCGGCCGACGCTGCCGAGCGCGCGGCGCTGCTGGCCGACCTCGAGGCGCTGATCCAGGACGGCGTGGCCGTGATCCCCGACGACGGCAGCGTCGAGCTGGTCGAGGCAGCAGGCAAGACCGCCAGCTCCGACCTGTACGAGCGCCTGGTGATGTACTGCCGCAGCGAGATCAGCATCGTGCTGACCGGCACCAACCAGACGGTGGAGGTCACCTCGAACAAGGCCAGCGCCAGCGCGGGCATGGACGTGGCCGACGATCTGCGCGACGCCAACGCGCGCCTGGTCGAGGGCATGATCAACCAGCTGATCGGCTGGGCGGTGCAGATCAACTGGCCCGGCGCCGAGGCTCCGGTGTTCAATCTGTGGGACCAGGAGGCGCGCGACCGCGACCAGGCCGCGCGCGACAAGAGCAACTTCGACGCCGGCGCGCGCTTCAGCCGCAGCTACTGGATCGACACCTACGGCTACAAGGAGAGCGACCTGGCCGAGGTGGCCGCGCCCTCCGGCCCGGCGTTACCGCCCGGCACGCCCGCGGCGGCCGGGAACGCCGGCGCGGCTGCCGTGGCCGCCTTTGCGGCCGGCGATGCCGACCCGCCCGACCCCACCGCTGCCGAGCAGGCCGCGCTGGCCGCGGCGGCGGCGCCGAGCTGGCAGGCCATGATGGACGAGCTGGCCGCCGTGGTGGAGGCCGCGCCCGACCTGGCCACGCTGCAGCGCCGGCTGACCGACGCCTACGGCGGGCTCGACACCGACGAGCTGGTGCGCATCATGTCCGCGGCGCTGGCGCTGGCCGAGCTCAAGGGCATGGCCGCGGCGCGCGAGGACGGCGGGGTGCGCTGAGGTGGCCACGGCCCCCGCTGCGGCCACCTTCGGCTTCGGCACCCCCTTCGCCGAGCAGCTGGACTTCTTCCGCCGCAAGCTCAACCTGCCCACCGAGCGGTGGGACGACATCATGCGCGCGGCGCACGACCGCGCCTTCGCCGTGGCCGGCGCGGCCAAGGCCGACCTGCTGCAAGACCTGCGCACCGCGGTCGACAAGGCGATGGAGAGCGGCAGCCTGGCGGGCTTCCGCAAGGACTTCCGGGCGCTGGTGGAGCACCGCGGGTGGACGGGGTGGACGGGCGAGGGCAGCAAGGCGGGCGAGGCCTGGCGCACGCGCATCATCTACCAGACCAACATGGCCACCAGCTACGCCGCGGGCCGGCGGCGGCAGATGGTCGACCCCGAGTTCGCGGCCATCCGCCCGTACTGGAAGTACGTGCACAGCGACGGCGTGCTGCACCCGCGCCCGGAGCACCAGCGCTGGGACGGGCTGACGCTGCCGCGCGAGCACGCGTTCTGGAAGACCCACTTCGCGCCCAACGGCTGGAACTGCTTCCCAGCTCACGTGCCCGTGCGTTGCAAGGCCCGACTGGGCCTAAAAACCTGGTACGCGGGCGAAATGGTGGAGCTGACCACGGCGGGCGGGAACAACCTCACCGTCACCGCCAACCATCCCGTACTGACCGCCCGCGGGTGGGTTTGCGCGCATGAAGTCCAAGAAGGCGACGAGCTGATCGGCAGCACGGGCTATCTGCACGCCGCGCTTGTCGGGGTCATAGATGACGAACAGGCGCCAGCCCGCGCCGAAGAGCTGTTCGAGTCTCTCGCGGCCCAGGGACTTCGCGTTGCACCGATGGCGCCGCACGATTTCCACGGCGACGCGAGCCTGCGCAAACCCGAAGTCCACATTGCGGGTTCCGATGGCGCACTGGTGGATGTAGTCGAGGCCTCGCGCCGTCAGTTCATCGGCGAAAGCGGGCTCGAGGTCGGTCTGCATGGCGGGGTTGAAGCCGCCGGCATTCCCGGTGGCACGTCGCAGGCTCTTTTGATCGAGCACGATGTCGTTCCTGCGCAGCATGTTCCCCACGGTTGGCTTGGAAATGCCCAGCCGCTTGGCGATCTGCGCCTGGCTGATGAGGCCGCCGCGGTACAGCGACAGCGCCTTGCGCTCCATCGGGGCGTTGCGCGCATCGGCAGCAACCCAGGCTGCACCGAGCTGTCTTTCGACGCCGCCGGGCGTGGCCTTGATAGCCTTCCATCGCGCGCGTTCGGCGGCGGACTGGTCGCGCAGGGTGACGCCGGCAGCGGTCAGTGCTCGCCCGAGCAGGTATCGGGTGCTGCCCGCCTGTTCGGCGAGCTGCTGCAGGCTAACCCCACCCAGGTAACGCGCGACGAGGTCGTCCAGATTGGCAAAGCGGTGTGGGCTGGGCATGTCTTTGACTTCGTGACTGATACAGGGCTAATTCTGGCAGGGGGGTTAGTCGTAAGCAATTGCCGCTGCGAGATCCACCCGGTGAAGGCGCCCGCGCCTGGCGCCGCCACCGAGCCGCCGGCGGGCTGGGACCAGATCGACGACAAGACCGGCGCCCCGGTGGGCATCGACCGGGGGTTCGACTACGCGCCGGGGGCCAGCACCGACGTGGCGCTGCGGCAGATGGTGCAGGACAAGCTGATCACCTACCCGGACGCGATCACCGCGGCGCTGTCTCGCGATGTCACGCGGTATGTCAACGCATCGCAGCCGGCGCCCGCCTTCGTGCGCCGGGTGCTGGCCGACCCGACTGTGGCGGAGCCGCTGTGGCTCGGCTTTGCCGACGACTTTGCCCGCATCGGCCAGGCGGCCGGCGCAGAAGTGAAGGGCTATCTTGTGCTGTTGCCTGCCGAGACGCCGCGGCATGTGTTCCGCGATCATGAGCACGACGGCGGCACCCAGCGTCTGGCCCAGCCAGACGATTACAGCCGACTCGCCGAGACGCTGAACTCGGCCGACAGTCTGCGCGCGGGCACAGCATCACGCCACGGTAATGCCACCGTGGTCGCGACCAAGCGGTTCGGGGCTGAGGTGATGCGCGCCGTCTTCGAGCGGCTGCCAGGCAAGCACAACCGCTCGCTGGCCCTGATTTCACTAGTGGTGAAAGTCGGAAGGTAGCGCGGCGGCTGCAGGAGCCGATGTTGCACCGAAGTGCCCCCCGACCATTACGCCCTGAGCGAGTCCGCATTTGCCGACCGCGCTGTTCGAGAGTCTAAGCCATGACCAAGATCACCATCACCGTCCACGACCAGGCCGTGCGCCAGGCGCTCGATGCGCTGGCCCGCCGCGTGGCCAACATGCGCCCGGTGCTGGCCGACATCGGCGAGGACATTGTGCAGCGCACCAAAGCGCGCTTCACGGCCCAGACCGGCCCTGACAGCCAGCGGTGGACGCCCAAGAAGCGGCCCGACGGCCGGCCCACGCTCAGCGGCCCCACCGGCGACCTGCGGCGCCAGATCGTGCACCGGGCCACCGCCACCGACCTGACGGTGCAGGCCAGCGCGCCCTACGCCGCCATCCACCAGTTCGGCGGCACCATCCAGCGCAAGGGCGGGGCATCGACGGTGCGCTTCCGCACCAACGCCCGCGGCGAGCTGCTGCGCAGCGCCATCATGAACGGCAAGGGGCTGATCTTCGCCAAGGCCTCGCACAAGCGCGCCCAGGCGCGCCAGGTGCAGGTGGGGCCGTACAGCATCCGCATCCCGGCCCGGCCGTTCCTGCCCATCCGCGCCGAGGGTGGAGTGGACGCGAGCCTGTACCCGGCCGAGCAGGCCGCGGTGCTGGCGGCGCTGAACGAGTGGCTGGCCGGCCGCGGCGGCGGCTGAGGCCGGATTCGGAAACCCGGGCCTACAAGGCGCGCGCGGGCCGCCCGGCCCGTCATCCGCGGCGGCGGCTTCATGGGCGCTCGGCGCCGCGCGCGCGAGAGCGGCTCGATGGACGGCGGGAAGCGCTTCCCGCTGCCTGCCGGGGGCTGCATCGGCCACGCTCGGGGAGCTTAGCTCACAGATCGCGGGAGCGCTCCATGCCCATCACCGTCGCCGCGGGGCCCACGATGCCCGCCATCACCTACAACGAGGTCCACGTCAACGAGCTGCGGATCGTCATCAGCGAGGAGCAGAACTCGAAGGCGCACGTCCGGTTGGTCTACAAGCTGCTCGGCAGGGACGGGGAGGCGCAAAAGCATTACGACAAGGCGCAGCACGTCGTCGTGATCGAAGACGCCTTCGCCGAGGCCGAGGTCAAGGCCGCGGAGGGGAACTTCGCCCTGGCTCAAGCTCTGGTGGGCATCGAGGTTGCCATCGCGGCCATTCTGACCGAACAGGGCTCCCACGGAGCGGTGGCGCGAGCGGGTTGAGCGCGTCGTGGCATACATTGCCCTCTCGGATTGGGTCGACGAAGATGTCGCTGCCGCGTCCAGCCTGACGATACCCATTCCAGTCGGGCATCAGGCAGGGGATCTCCTGATTGCCATCGTGACGCAGGACGGTGGCAGCGGCACCTTTGCCGTGACTGGCGGCACGGGGTGGAGCGCGCTGTTCGCCGAAGCTCAGGCAGCCCACAACGGACAGCGCTGCTACGGCTGGATGAAGCTGGCGGAATCATCGGCCGAAGGGGCTCTGACCATCGGCAGCACCCTGGCAGACAACATCGGCGCGTCGATACTGGTCATTCGGGGCGTTGACCAGGCGACGCCGATCCAGCAGAAAGCGCTTGCATCTGCGACAGCATCCTCGAATCAGTTCCCGTTCCCGAGCATCGCGACGACAGAGCCATGCCTGCTGCTGTACGGCGGGTCGTTCGACTCCTCCAGTACCTGCGTCTTCGCAAACCCTGCGGAGCTGACCATGGAGGTGATGCGCGGCACGGTGAATCTCGGCGCCGCGCAGTACATCGGGTTCACCGACCAGGAATCGGCCGGAACGCGGCCCGACTACAAGCTGCGTCGTGCCAACGGGGGTAACGGATCGACCTTCGTGATTGCCGTCAAGGACAACGGCGACGGGCAACGCAGGCTGCGCCTGTCCTCGTATGGCACGGTGCTGCGGCACTTGGGGGTGTTCGGATCGCTGTTCGACCCGGTCGATACGTTAGCGGCGGGCAACACCATCGCGGCCAGCATCGACGGGTTCACGACGCAGGCCACTACGGGAAGCAACAGCGTTGGTGGCGCCCCAAACGTCTCGGCCGGACTGAACACGCACACGTTCTTCTCAACGGTGGACTCGCTGGCATCTGAGCAGATGTGCGGCTCGGTGCTGGTGTTCCCGGCGTCGGAGGACTGGAGCGGCCTGATCATTACCGGGCAGATCGATTTTTTGGACGCAACGACGACTCTCGGCAAAAAAGGCCTGTACCTGGTTGTGGTCGACTCCGGCGGCAACTGGGCTGCTCACCACATCGTCGAGCGTGGGCTGTACTCGGCCATTTACTTCAATCGGAATTACCTGACCTTCGCTCTCGATCTGGTGAACATGACTCCGGCCGCATCGTCGGGCACCTTGAATCTGGGCAGCGTGGCCAAGTTGGGCGTGCTCTACACCCGTGGCGGCACCAGCGCCGCAGCGACTCGCGGCTATTGGCTGCGAAACCTGCACGGCTTCAAGAAGCAGGCCGTCAAGGTCGTAGGTGGAGGTGCGCCGCTGCCCACGGGTCTGCAGTTGCAGACCCTTTTGAACCCTTGGACCTTCGCCGACGAGCTACGCACGAATCCTCAGAACTCGCTGCTGCAGGGCAAGACGCAGTTGCTGCCGATGGTGCCGCTGCAGTTCGGCGACGGGACGAACAAGACGGTGGTGTCCTTCTCCGCGTTCTCGAATGCGACGCTTCGCCCGTACTCGAACTCCACTTTCGTGCGCAGATTCAAGCTCACGAACAACTCGCTTGAGATCAGGATCAAGGGTGGGCCGGCTGACGTGTTCGACCTGGGATCGTCGCAATGGGCGTCGTTGTTCCGGTCTGACATGGTGATCGACAGCGCCAGCAGCGCCAGCGCCAGCTACAACTTCGCCGGCATGGTGATGTACGGCTTTGCGGTCAGCAACGACGTGGCGGGCGTCGTGCTGAACGACGCCGCCTTCAGCGCGTGTTACACGATCACGCTCAACGGCGGGTCGATGTCCGGCTGCACGGTGCGCCAATCGGTCCAGACCGCGGTAGTGACGAACGACCCGTCGAAGGTCACGGGCTGTGCATTCGTCGCGAACGCATCGCTCGGCGGCCACGCTATCGAGATCACAGTACCTGGCACATACGCGTTCAGCGGTAACACCTTCGACGGCTACGGTGCCAACGGCACGACCGACGCGGCGATCTACAACAACTCCGGTGGCGCGGTAACGCTCAATATCGTCGGCGGTGATACGCCGACCGTACGCAACGGCAGCGGGGCGAGCACGACGGTCAACAACAACGTGTCGATCACCGTCGAAGGCCTGGTCGTGGGTTCCGCGGTACGCGTCGAGCGGGTCTCGGACGGCTCGGAGGTCGAGTCGCTGACGGCCGACGCCACGACCGAGGTGTTCTCTGTCTCCGGCGGCGCAGCCTACCGGATCAAGGTGCGCAAGGGCTCGGCCGCCCCCAAGTACTTGCCGTTCGAGACACAGACCGGCACGCTGTCTGCCGACACGTCGGTTTTCGTGGCCCAAGTGGCCGACCCCTTCGCATAAGGAGCCCAACATGCCCTGGGTCAACATCCCCACCCTCACCGACTGGCAGTACGACGAGGACACCAAGAAGCTGCGGCACAACACCGGCAGCGCCCGCGTCACCGTCAACACCCTGTATTCGGCCCTCATGGATCTGGCCGACGACGCGGGGTTCATGGACTCGTCGGTGCCCATGTCGGCGCAGACCCCGGTGGAGTACACCCTCATCAACGGTTGGCAGTTCGATGCCGACGCGGACCTGGGCTATCTGTACGGCGGCTCGATCGTCGTGCAGAAGGCCACCACCGACCGCGACGTGTGGGCCAACTTCTACACCCTGGGCACCATCGAGGCCGATGCGGTGATGTACCTGTACCAGAACGGCGCGCTGGTGGCCTCGCATCCGGGCTACACCGCGGGGCACATCGACCAGCTCTGCAAGGTGGTGGCGGCCGGCAGCGACATCAGCACCGACAGCATTGCCCGCGCGGTGGCCGTCTTCGCGCGCAACAACGCGGCGGCCAACGCCGACCTGTACGATCACTTCGTGGCCCAGGCCAGCGCCACGGGCGGACGCAACCCGGTGCCGATCGCCACCGCGCCGGACACCAACGACGACGGATCGGGCAGTGGCGTGACCGGGGTCACGCTCACCTTCGGCGCCACCAGCCAGGACATCGGCGACGGCAACGGCAACCAGCCGTACAGCGTCATCGTGGACGGTGGCGGCAACTCGGTGCTGGTGGTCTACCGGCGGCTCAAGTTCCTGACGCGCCGCGAGAACACCTCGGCCGTCGGCTCCGGCACGTCCGTGCAGGGCCGCTTCTACCGCGCCGCGAACACCGCCTACGCGGAGATCAAGGTCTCTCCGTTCGGGTCCTTTGCGGGGGGCAAGCTCTTCGGCGCCCGGGGCGTGTGGCTCACCAACGTCAGCGACCCCAACAACCGCAGCCTGGTCGACAACAACAACGTCACCCGCACCCCGCCGGTGCAGATGACGGTGTCGGTGACGGGGGTGGCCGCGAGCGACCGGGTGCTGGTGGCCCGCGCCACGGCGGGCGTCATCAACAAGGCCCAGTTCACTATCTTGTCGACCACCGCCAGCTCGGTCACCGTCACCACGACGCCGGCCGCCGACATACCCACGGGCGCGCACGTGCTGCGGATCGGCGACACCCGCTACACCTACACCAGCCGCAGCGGCGCCGTGTTCAGCGGCGTGAGCCCCAGCCCGAGCGGCGCGACAGGCTCGCTGTGGGTGCCGATCATTGACGACGCGGCAGCCGGCACCAGCATCGCCTCGCCGGCCATGACCTACGCCGCCGACTTCGACGTGGTGGCCCGGGTGCGCAAGAAGTCGATTCTGCCGTTCGAGAACACCGCCTCCGTCACCAGCACGGGCGCATCCATCGCCGCCATCCGCACGGCCGACACGATCGTGACCTGACGTGTCGCTGACGTTCGACCACGTGGCCAAGCGCATCGGCGTGCCGCAGGCCGCGGCGCAGCCCTTGAGCCTGCAGGCGCTGATCAACGCCATCCGGGAGGAGGAGGCGACGGTGCGCGGCATCTGCTACGAGCAGATCGCCGACGCGACCGGCAAGGCCGACCTGGGCGGCGGCGTGCTGACCGGCATCACGCTCAACCTGCGCAGCAGCTGGGCGCTGCAGTTCGAGGCCGGGGCGTACCAGGCCACGGTCAACGGCGGCAACCTGGCCGACGCGCTGGCGCGCATCGCCAACACCGGCAGCCCGCAGGTGCTGGTGCAGTCGTCCGCGGCGGCGACGGTGGTCAACGGCGAGGGCGGCACCGGGCCGACGGAGGGCGCCATCGCCGCGGCGGTGTGGGCCAGTGCCGGGCGCACGCTGACCGGAGTCACGCCGGCCAACGTGAAGCAGGTCAACGACGTGCCCATCGCCGGCACCGGCGCCTGGCCGGCCGACCCGTGGAGGCCGGCATGAGCGCCTGGGGCCAGGCCTGGGGCCTGTCGTGGGCCAGCGCATGGGGCGAGGTCTTCCTCGGCGGCGGCGCCCGCCGCGAGGTGGTGCGGCTGCACAGCCCCATCTGCACCACGGTGCAGATGCCCGCGCCGCTGGGCTGACGGCCCACCCGGCACGACCGACCCGAGGCCGCCGTGGAGACCGTGACCCTGCCGTCGCCCATCGCCGCCGTCGTCGCAGCCGCCAGCGCCCTGTGCGTGCAGCACGCCGCCGCCAGCCCCGTTACCGCCACCCTGCGGGTGGCCAGTGCAGTGACGCCGTCGGTGACGCTGGCGTCGGCCATCGAGCTCGAGGAGACAGCCGAATGAACAAGGTCTACGTGGGCGACACCGGCACGGTGATCGTGCTCGACTGCGGCCAGGATGTCAGCGCCGCCACGGTGCGCAGCATCGAGGTGATGAAGCCCGACGGCACCCTGCTGTCGTGGTCGGCCGCGCTCTCGGGGACGAATGCGATCGCCTACACGTCGCAGGCCAACACCTTCGACACGCCGGGCAAGTGGCAGCTGCAGGCCAAGGTCACCCTGCCCTCGGGCGTGTGGCGCGGCGCCACGGCGCGGCTGGTGGTGTATCCGGCGTTCGGGTAGGGCGCAACGGGTCGGCGTGAGGGGCCAGGCGGGGGCGAGCCGAAAAGCGGGCTCAGGAGCCTTCGGAGGCGGGTCAGGCTACCCAACCATCCCCCCGACCCAGTTACCCCCGCTGACCCCCCAGTTAACGCGGCCGTAACGGGCTGCAAACGGCACTCTCGCTGGCGGCCGAGCCTCCCGGGCGCACCCGCCACAGCGCGCACGTCGCCACGGTGCAGTTCTTGGCCTCGCGGATCGTGGTCAGGCCGCATCGACCGCCCTGACACTCGTGGCAGTACCCGCGGATGGCAATAGGGCGGCTGCCTGGATTGGCCAGCGCCTTGCCGGCCGCGTCGTTCCGATGCAGGCCCTGCAGGTCGATCTTGCGGCGCTGTCGCCGCGGGGCCTTGGTGGCCTCGTCCTGGTAAGGGCGGACCGACCAGAGCGGACACCTCGGCGTCGCGCAATTCGCGATGCGTACTGTGCCGCCATCGTCGTCGTCGCCGCTGACGCACTGCCAGCACCGCGCGCGGATCGCCAGCGCCTGGCTGGGCCGGGTCGCCGAGCCGTGCTCCGGCTGGGCCATCACGGCGTCGTACTCCGGGTCAAGGTGCCGATCTTCGACGCTGTCGGCTACGGCAGCATCGTGTGTCTCGATCAACCAGCGCTCCCATCGGGTGCGCTTGGCCGCGGGCGCCTCATTGCGCACGATGGGGAAACTGCCTCGGGTGGTGCCGACGATCATTGCGCGGCCCTCCTCTCGGCATGCCACGTCGCCGCGGCGGCGACATCCACCAGCGGCGGCGCGGCGGCATCGAGCTCGTCGCCGATCAGCTCGATCAGCAGCGCCAGCTCCGAGCGCGGCACCAGATCGAGCGTGGGGCGGGCTGCGCCGGGCGGCGGGTCGTCGTGGCACAGCACCAGGGTAGCCAGTACGCGCAGCGAGGCGCCCACGCGCGTGAGCCGGTACGAGAACTGGTCGACCTGGCTGCGGCTGATGCCGGGCTTCCAGGGGCTGCCGTGGACGGCAGGCGGGTCGGATGGATGGGACATGTGCTCGGATCCTGTTGAGACGGAGAGGATCCACCCGATGCGCTTTCTCGACGCACCGGGTGGGCGGGGTGTAGAAACTCGTCCAACAGCCGAGCCCCAGACCTTGCGGCGCTGGGCACCCCGCCCGAAACTACGCATCCGGGCAAGCGCAATGCCTCCATTGACGGTGGAGGCAGCCGGTTGGCGGTGTTTCTAGCACCGGGTCGAATCGTACCGCGCACTGAGCCGACTTTCGTGAGTCCACGAAAATGGTCGCCGCCGGTGGCGCGGGGCTTAGCACGCTAAGCCGACTGCTAAGCCGGTCGCGCGCGCGCGACCGCGCATCCTGGATCTGAAGCGCGCCCCCATGACGACGCGGGTCGCCGCGGCCGACAGTGCGGGGCATGCCTGGCGCCGCACCCGCTTCTGTATCCGCTGCCTCCGGCGCCCCGGCGCCTGAGGGCTGCATCGCGCATGCGGCCACGCTGCAGTGCTTCCGCGCCGGCACGCATGTGTCGATGGCGGGCGAGCAGATCACCTTCACCGCCGCTGACCTGGCCGCCACCGCCGGCGCCTACGACCCTGCGCTGCACGAGGCGCCCATCGTCGTGGGCCACCCGCAGCTCGACGCCCCGGCCTACGGCTGGGTGAGCGGGCTCGCTTACCGCGACGGCGCGCTCGAGGCGACGCCGGTGCAGGTGGACGCCGAGTTCGCGAACATGGTCGACGACGGCCGGTTCAAGAAGATCAGCGCCGCGTTCTGGGGCCCCACGGCGCCCGGCAACCCGGTGCCCGGGGTGTACTACCTGCGGCACGTCGGGTTCCTGGGCGCCGCCGCGCCCGCCGTCAAGGGCCTGCGCCGGCCGAGCTTTGGCGCCGAGTCCGAAGAGGGCGTGGTCGAGTTCAGCGCCTGGGACGAGACCCACACCGCCAGCCTGTGGCGCAGCCTGCGCGACTGGGTGCTCGGCAAGTTCGGCCTCAAGGACGCCGACGCCGCGCTGCCCTCGTGGCGCGTGCAGGAGCTCGAGCGCATGGCCACCGACAGCATGCGCGAGGAGGCGGCCACCGAGGCCGCAGAAGTCACTGCCGCCGCAGTTTCGCCGCCGGCGTTCGCCGCCGCCGCCGCAAGTTCGCAACCGGAGATCACCACCGTGACCGATGCCGAGAAGCAGGCCCTCGAGGCCCAGATCGCCAGCCTGCAGCAGCAGCTGGCCACCCAGGCCGCCGAGGCGCGCCGCACGCGCATGGCCGCGGCGCACGCCGAGGCCGTGGCCTTTGCCGACGGCCTGGTCGCCCAGGGGCGCATGGCTGCCGGCCACCGCGACCTGATCGTTGCCGTGCAGGACACCGTGGCCGAGCAGGCCGAGACGGCCGGCGCCGCGGTGCAGTTCGGCGAGGGCGAGGCCCGCGCGCCGCTGCTGCCCGCGCTGCGCGAGCTGCTCGCCGCCCTCCCGCCGCTCGTGCCGGCCGGGCGCCTGGCCACCGGCGACCGCGCAGCGCCCGGCGCAGGCGCAGGTGCCGGTGCGGAAGCCGTCGCGTTTGCCGGGGCCACATCGCCCGACCGCCTGGCCATCCACCAGCGCGCGCGGGCCTTGATGCAGGCCGACCCCAAGCTCACCTACCTGGCGGCCGTGCGCGTCGCCGAGCAAGCCGGCGGCTGACCTGCCGGCGCCACCCCTTCACAACAGGCCCACGCCATGAGCTACCAGAACACTCCCCTGCTGACCCTGTCCCGCACGCTGTCGGGCACCGTCGCCGCGCATCGCTTCGTCACCATCGGCGGCGCCCAGGCGGGCGCGGATGCCGTCACGCTGGGCGTAGCGCAGACCGCCGGCGTCTCCGGCGCCGTCGTGCCGGTCGATGTGATCGGCACCACCATCGTCGAGAGCGGGGCCGCCATCACGGCGGGCGACACGCTCGAGAGCGACGCCAGCGGGCGCGCCGTCACCTGGGCCACCTCCGGCGCCAAGGTCGGCAAGGCGCTCGAAGCGGCAACGGCCGCCGGACAGTTCATCGAGATTCTGCTGCTCGATAACGCCTGACCCACGGCCTGATCCACACCTCGAGGAGATCCCATGCCTGTGATGACCACCTCCGCGGCCCGCGTCACCGACCCGGTGCTGACCACTGTAGCCCAGGGCTACGTCAACGGCGCCATGGCCGGCATGTCGCTGTTCCCTTCGGTGCCGGTGCCGGCCCGCGGCGGCAAGATCGTCACCTTCGCCAAGGAAGACTTCCGCCTCTACTCGACCCTCCGGGCGCCGGGGACGAATACCAAGCGCGTGACGTTCGGGCACACGAGCGGGTCCTACGCGCTGGAGAACCACAGCCTGGAGGGCGTGGTGCCCTTCGAGCTGATGGACGACGCGGCGCGCGTGCCAGGCATCGACATGGGATCGGCCGCTGTGCGCAAGGTGCAGAACATCATCGCGCTGCGGCTCGAGAAGGCGCAGGCCGACATCGCGACGACCGCCGGCAGCTACGCGTCCACCAACAAGACCACCCTGTCGGGCACGAGCCAGTGGAGTGACCACACCAACGGCGTCAGCAACCCGATCGCCGATGTCGATACCGCCAAGGACGCCATCCGCTCGCAGATCGGGCGGCGCGCCAACACTGTGGTGATGGGGGCCGCGGTCTGGACGAAGCTCCGCGAGCACCCGAAGGTGACCGACCGGGTCAAGTACACCGGGCGCGACAGCGCCACGCCCGATCTGCTGGCCACGCTGTTCGGCGTCGAGCGGGTGCTCGTGGGCGATGCGATCTACGAGAACGCCGCAGGCACCCTGGCCGACGTGTGGGGCAAGTTCGTCGTGGTGGCCTACACCGAGCTCGGCAGCCTGGGCGACATGGGCGCGCCGACCTACGGCTACACCTACCGCCTGGGCGGCTACCCGCTGGTCGAAGAGCCCTACAACGACCGCAACGCCAAGAGCTGGGTGTACCCGGTGACGGACGAAGTGGCGCCCGTCATGGCCGCCGCGGCGGCCGGCTACCTGATCAGCGCCGCGGTGGCCTGAGCATGGCGCGGGGAAAGACAGCCACTTCTCCCGCCGTCGGCGCGCCGGCGGCGGGAGAGGTGTGGCTGGTCGACCTGGTGGCGCTCACGCGGGTGCGCCACAACGGCACCGACTACGCGCCCGGCCAGGCCATGCGCCTGCCCGAGGCAGACGCCACGGCCCTTGTGGCAATGGGTGCCGCCGCCGAGACGGGCACCGCCACCGCTGTGCAGCCTGCCGACCTGGCCGGGTCCGCGCAGGGCTGAGCGCTGACGCGCCAGGCCGCCGCAGCCGACCCACATGACCTACGCCACCCAGCTCGACCTCGAGGACCGCTTCGGCACGACGGAGCTGGCGCAGCTGACCGACCCCGACGCCGGCGCCGTGATCGACACCGACACCGTGGCGCGCGCGCTGGCCGATGCCGACGCCGAGATCGACGCCCGCCTGGCCGTGCGCTACGCACTGCCGCTGGCCAGCGTGCCGGCGGTGCTGGTGCGCCTGGCGGCCGACCTAGCGCGTTACTTCCTGTGGGACGCGCGCGCCAGTGAACAGGTGCGCAACCGGTACAAGGACGCCGTCGCGCTGCTCGACAAGATCGCCAGCGGCGCGGTGGAGCTGCCCGCCGCGGCGCCGCTGCCGGCAGCTGCAGGCGCGGTGGCGGTGGCCGTCAGCACGCCCGCGCGGCGCTTCGACGACGCGAGCATCGGCGCCTTCGACCTGCCGTACTGAGCCCGGGGCGCGGCATGGATGTCTCGGCGATCATCACCCGGCTGCGCGACCAGCTGAGCGGGTTCGTCGCCATCGGCGGCGCGGCCGAGCTGGACGCGGCGATCGAGAACACGCCCGGCACCCCGGCCGCCTACGTGCTGCCGCTGGCCGAGACCGGTGCCGAGCCCGACCTGCTGGGCATCTACCGCCAGCGCCTCACGCACGAGTTCGCGGTGGTGCTGGTGCTCGGCAACCTGCGCGACCCGCTGGGCGCCGCTGCATCGATCGACCTGGCTTCCAAGCGCGGGGCCGTGCGCGCCGCGCTGGCGGGCTGGGCGCCCAACGCCGACGGCGAGCCCGTCATCTTCAGCGGCGGCGCGCTGCTGATGTTCCAGGAACAACGGCTGTGGTGGCGCGACGAGTTCCGCGTCCGCAGCGAGTACAGGAGCGCCTGATGCCCACCCGGAAACTCGTGACGACGGTGGTCGACGCGTTGCCCGTGCGCCTTGCGCCCAGGCGTGGCGTCGAGCTCAACCCCCCATGCGGCGGCCGCTGGCTGCGCGACGCAGACGGCGGACTGAGCCCGGCCGACCAAGAGACCGCGGCCGCCGCCGGCCTTGCCTGGCCTGCCGCTGATGACACCGAACCGACCAAGGATTGACCATGGCAAACCGCATCGTCCGCAACACCGCCATCCTCCTGAAGGAGGAGGTGACCTACGGCGTCGACCCGACGCCCACCGGCGCGGTCAACGCGCTGCTGGTGTCGAACCTGAGCATCAATCCGCTGAACGCGCAGAACGTCGACCGCAACATCATCCGGCCGTATCTGGGCGGATCTGAACAGCTGCTCGGCACGCGCTACGTCGAGTGCGGATTCGACCTCGAGCTGGCCGGCGCCGGCACCGTCGCCACGGCGCCGGCCTGGGCCGCCGCGGTGCTGTCGTGCGGCTTCGCCCAGACGCTGACGGCCACCATCCGCGCCGACTACACCCCGGTCAGCACGGCGTTCAAGAGCTGCACGATCTACTGGTACGACGACGGCGTGCTGCACAAGGCCACCGGCTGCCGCGGCACGTTCACGGTCAACATGCGCGTTGGCGAGCGCCCGGTCGCCAGCTTCCGGTTCACCGGCATCTACTCGACGCCGACCGCCGCCGCAAATCCGTCCGTGACGCTCACGTCGTGGAAGACGCCGATGGTGGTGACCGACGCGAACACGCAGGACACCACCTTCGGCGCTACGCACTCGACGACCTTGGCGCCTGCCTTCACCGGCGGCACCGTGTACCCCAGCCAGGGCATCGAGCTGGATGTCGGCAACTCGATCAACTTCACGGCTCTCCTGGGCGGCGAGACGGTCGACCTCACGCAGCGCAGCGTGACCGGCAAGGTAACGCTCGATCTGACCGCGGCGCAGGAAGTCACGCTGACCTCGGCAGTCGAGGCCGGCACCACGCAGACCCTTGGCCTGTTGCATGGCACCGTCGCGAACCAGAAGGTCGGCCTGTGGATGCCGGCCGTTCAACTGATCAACGTGCAGAAGGCCGACGTGAACGGAAAGCGCATGGTTTCCTTCGACCTGCGCGTGCTGCCGTCCGCTGGCGACGACGAACTCCGCATCATCACGAGCTTCTGAGCGCGCATGTTCAAGCTGATCGTTTCCGACACGCTCGTCATTCCTGTCGATGGCGTGGTGTACGTCGACGGCAAGGAGACGCCGATCTCGTTCGAGCTGCTGTGCAAGCGCAGCACGGCCGAGGAGATCCGGGTCGACCTGGCGCCGAAGGACGACGAGGAGGTCGACCTGCGGGCGTTCCTGCGCGGCCGCATCACCGGCTGGCGCGGCGTCGCCGACGAGGCCGGCGCGGCGCTCGAGTTCGGCGATGAGGCGCGCGAAGCGCTGCTCAACTTCCCCGGCGTCGCGGCGCTGGCTGTCACGTCCTACGTCACGCACTGCGGTGCGAAGGCGAAGGAAAAAAACTCGCGGAAGTAGCCCGACTGATGGCCCTGGGCGAGCTGCTGTCACAGGACGAAGCGGACGCCAGGGCCGAGGAGGACGCCGCTGAGCGGGCGCGGGCACTGGCAGCCTTCGGCATGCGGCTGGAAGACGAGGCGCCGGCGCAGGAGCTGCCGGGCTTCCACCTGCTGCCTGAGTGCGTGCCTGTCTTCCAGCTCTGGCGCAACGTCCAGACGCAGTGGCGCGTCGGCATGATGGGGCCGACTGGCCTGGACTATGCCGGCGTGGAAGCCTACATGCGCATGGCGCGCACCCAGCTGCGGCGCGAGGCCGACACCATTGAGCTGCTGCGCGCGATGGAGGTCGCCACGTTGAAGGTCTACGCCGAGAGGCGCGCGGAGGCTCGCACATGACCACCGGCATCGGCATTCGCATTCGGGTCGAAGGCGCGCCAGAGGCCAGCGCACAACTCGGCCAGGTCGACGCGAGCGTGCGCCGCGTCGGGTCGAGCGCTGGTCAGTCCACGACAGGCACCGACAATCTGGCCCAGTCGTTCGGCAGGCTTCGGCAGCAGGCTGTCGGGCTGGTCGGCGCCATCGGAGCCGGCGTGCTTGCTCGCGAGTTCATCGCACAGGCCGACGCGATGACGCTTCTCGATGCGCGTCTGCGCAACGCGGTTGGCACAGGCAAAGCATTCACGCAGGCGCAGCGCGACATCTTCGAGATTGCGCAGGCCAACAACGTCGGCCTGCGTGAGACTGCGCAGCTCTACACACGCCTCGCGGCGCCGGTGCAGCGACTCGGCGGCACGGTGCGAGAGGTCAGCGGCATCACCGATGCATTCGCGCTCGCGCTGCGCGTTGGTGGAGCGTCGGCGCAAGAGGCGGCATCCGCCACATTGCAGTTCGCGCAGGCGATGGGGTCGGGCCGGCTGCAAGGCGACGAGTTCCGCTCGATGGCCGAGGCATCGCCGCGGTTCCTACAGGCGCTCGCCGATGGGATGGGGCAGCCGATCGAGAAGCTGAAGGAGATGGGCGCCGAGGGCAAGCTCACGGCCGACGTTGTCGGCAACGCGCTGCTGAAGGCCCTGGCGCAGCTCCGCGAGGAGGCCGAGGGGCTGCCGGACACCGTCGGCGGGGCGTTGACGCGCCTTCAGAATGAAGCGCTGCTCGCCGTCGTCGCCTTCAACGAGATGACGGGCGCGGCGGGCCTCGTGGCCGAAACGGTCGGCATGGGGGCCGAGTGGATTGTGAAGATGACCAGCGCGGTGCGCGGGCTCGACGCGGACACGCGTGGCCTGTCTGGCACCGTCGACCTCGCTGCGGTCGGGTTCGGCGCGCTCGGGACCATCCTCGAGACTGTGGTCCTGATCGGATCCGATGTCGCGTTCGTGCTGAAGGGCATCGGGCGCGAGATAGGCGGCATCGCCGCGCAGGCCGCCGCCGTGTTGCGTGGCGACTTCGAGGCCGCGGGCGCGATCCGCCGCGAGATGATTGCCGACGCAGAGCAAGCGCGCGCAGCTTTGGACAAGTTCCAGGCATCCGTGAGCGGAGCAACGCGCGGCATCCTTGCCCAGCGCTCGGCGCTGCGCGAGAACAGCCTATCTGCGGCCGAGAACTCGAACGAGCTTGCACGGCTGTCCAAGCACGCAGGGGCCGCAGACACGGCATTCCGCAAGCTGCGATCCAGCGTCGCAGATGACGCGAAGGAAAGCAAGGAGGCGGCCAAGGCGAAGGCGAAGGCGGTGAAGGATCTGGCCGACACGCTGCGCGACTACGAAAGCGTCCGCGCCAAGGAACTCGAGGCAAACGCGAAGTCGATCGAGGGGCTCGACAAGGAGCTACAAGGGCTGCGGGACCGCTACGTCGAGACGACGGCAGGGAAGCAGGTCCTCGACGATCTGGTGAACGTGCGCATCGAAGACGCCGCTGCGACCCACGAGCAGATGGCAGCAATGATGGCGCTGGCCGGCGAGAACGAACTTGCCATCGCACAGCAGCGAGTGATGGCGGAGAAGCTGCGCGAGCAGATCGCATTGCGAAAGGCCATCGCCACTGCGGTAGCTGGCAAGGAGGCAGACGAGGCCAACGCCAGAGCCGCGCAAGCCGCGGCGACAGACTGGCAGCGCACCGCCGACCAGATCGGCCAGAGCCTGAGCGATGCGCTGATGCAGGGCGGCAAGAGCGCGTCCGAGTACATCGCGGGCTTGTTCAGGACGATGGTTCTGCGGCCGATCATCCAGGCCATCGTCAGCCCGGTGGCTGGCGCCGTGGCTGGCGCCATGGGGTTCGCTGGCCCGGCGCAGGCCGCCGGCGGTGGCATCGGCTCGCTCGCGTCGCTCGGGTCGGCCATCGGCGCCTTTGGTGGCGCATTCGGCACCGGCATGGCCTACGGTGGGGCAAGTGGGCTCGTGGGCGGGTTGAGCGGTGCGGGCGCGCTGCTCGGCGCGGGCAACGTGAGCATGGGCCTGGGGGCCGCGGCCGGCGCACTCGGACCCTACGCGCTGGCGGCCATGGCCGCGTACTCGCTCTTCAAGCACAAGCCCACGCACCACATGGGCAGCGTAGTCGGTGTCGACGCTGCCGGCGCCGCCAACTCGCTGTGGGGCGATCCTTCGCGGATCATGGACCACTACAGCGGCGAGACCGACGCAGCGTTGCGCGGTCTCGGCGTATCGGCTGCCGGGGTGCTCAACCAACTCAGCGGCGTTGCCGGCGGCACGGGCGGCTACTCGGCGTTGCTGAAGTTCGCGGCCGACAACAACGACCCGAGCATCGGCGGGCTGAACATCAGCCGAGCGGGGCAGACGGTTTCTGACTTCGGCGTGTACCAGGGCGACTTCCGGCAGTACGCCAGCGACTCCGGCGCGGGGTTCACCTCCTACGCGCGCGACGTGGCGGCCGCGACGCGCGCCGCTCTCGACGAGCTCGACCTCCCTGGCTGGGCGCGAGACCAGCTCGCCGCGCTGGCGCCGGATGCCGACATGACGGAGCTCGCCAGTGTCGCGCAGGCCATCGCCGACAGCGCGCAGTCGCTCGAGGATGCGGCGGCGAGCACATCTGCTGCCGTCGAGGCCGAGCGCGCTGGCCTGCAGCGGCAGCTGATGGAGCTGCAGGGCGACACGGTCGGTCTGCGCGAACTCGAGCGCAACGCATTGGACGAGAGCAACCGCGCGCTGTACGACAAGATCCAGGCGCTGCGCGACGAGCAGGCAGCAGCGGCGACGGCGGCCGAGGCAGCCGCCAGGGCTGCCGAGGCTGCGCGGGCGGTTGCAGGCGAGCGGTACGGTCTCGAAATGCAGCTGCTACAGCTGCAGGGCGACACTGCGGCGCTGCGCGCGCGCGAGCTCGCTGCGCTGGATCCGTCGAATCGCGCGCTCATGGAGCGCATCTATGCGCTGCAGGACGAGCAGGCCGCGTCGGCGGCGGCGACTCAGGCGGCGGCGGCGTCTGCAGCGGCGGCAGCGGAAGCCGCTCAGGCGATGCAGACAATGATGGCGGCAGCGGACGGCGCCAGGTTCGCGCTGCTCGACGCCGCTGACGCCGAGGCGCTGCGCTACACGCGCATCCAGGAGCAGCTGGCCGACCTCGGCATCGAGGTCTCGATGGATCAGCTGCTGTCAGCCACCAAAGCCGAGATCCTAGCGTTCGCCGAGTCGTTCAGCAGTCTCGGCGATGTGAGCGTCGAGGCGAAGACGGCAGTGTGGAACCTCGCGAGCAGCCTCGGCGGGCTGAAGCAGTCCGTGAGCGAGGTGTCGGCAACTGCCGTGCAGGTCAGGGCAGACATGAGCGCGCCGAGCGCGTCCGCCATCACGGCATCCGCCGAGGCGATGCTGTGGCAGGAGAGGATCGCCGGCACGGTTGCGAAGATCAAGGCCGGCGACTACGGCGATGCGTTCCTGCGTGACATGGAGCGCTCGGTGGCCATCTACGGCGGTGAGCGTGAGGCGGGGTTCGCGACCGTGGCGCTGATCGGCGAAGAGAAGCGGCGCATGCAGATGTCCGCCAGCCAACCGTGGCACTTCAGCGGCCGCGACAACGCATCCATGGCGGCAGAACAGCGCGACTTGGCGCAGGACCAGATCGACAGCACGCAGGACCTGATCGACGCGATGAACGGCATGGGCGCCAGCCTGCGCAAGATGATCGACGATCTGATGGGCAGCGAGTTCGATCCGCGGAACCCGTCGGAGAAGTACGCCAGCGAGAAGGCGCAGATCGAGTCGCTCGCGCGCCAGGCGATGGCCGGCGACATGGCGGCGGCCGAGGCGTTCACGGGTGGCGCGCAGGGCTTCCTTGACCTGTCCAGGGGCTACAACGCGAGCACGGCGGCATACGCCGCGGACTTCGCGCGCATGATCTCGCTGCTCGAGCAGGTGGCGGCATCGATGGATCGGCAGGGATCTGTCGCTGAATCTACGCTCACGGTGCAGCAGCGCGGCTTTGCCGTCGTGGCTGCGAACACTGGTGAGACCGCGCGCACCAATGACGCGATGGCGCGGACAAGCAGCGTCGAGTATCAGCGGGCAATCGAATGACTCTCGTCCACCTTGTCGAACTGACGGGCTACACCGACGCCGAGGCGTCGGCCGTGTACCGCTTCGCAACGGCTCCATACAGCACCACGCCGACAGACGCGCCGCCGAGCACGCACTACGAAGGCCGGGTGCTCGGTATCGGCTCGATCAGCCGCAGCATGTTCGCGCCCGGGCAGAGCGGCGCGCGATCGAACCCGCGCAGCGAGGTCGGCGTCGGTGTGATCACGCTTGCGAACGTCGACGGCGGGCTCGATAGCCTGTTCGATGGAAGCGTGAGCTTCCGTGAGCGGTGCGTCGAGATCCGCGCCGTGCAGGCAGGGGCAGCGTACAGCACCGCTGCGCTGGTGCTGCGGGCCGTGATCTCGCAGGCGGCCCTGCGCGCAGACACGGTCGAGATCAGCATCAAGGATCGCCTCTACGAACTGAGCAGCGACCACAGCACTGCAGCGTACGGTGGCACCAACGCGCTGCCGGCCGGCGTGGATGGCACGGCCGAGCTGGCGGGCACGATCAAGCCGATGGCGTATGGCAAGGTGTTCGCGGCCCAGCCGCCCTGCGTCAACACCAGCCGGCTGATCTATCAGCTGAGCGCGCGCGCGCTGGCGAGCGTCGATGGTGTCTACGATGGCGGGCTCGCCATTACGGCCGGCGCGACCTATGCCGACCAAGCAGCGATGGAGGCGGCGGCGCCAAGCGCTGGGCAGTACCGGGCCTGGCTGGCTGGCGGCATGATTCGCCTGGGCACCTCTCCGGTCTACCGAATCACCGCGGACTGCACGGCGGACAGCGCGGCGAACAGCACCGCAGCGCAGCTGCTGAAGACTCTGGCCACCGCGCGCGGAATCAGCTCGAGCGACATCAGTGCGGCGGACGTTGCCGCGCTCGACGCCGACACAACGGCCGTGCTTGGCGTGCTGATCACCGGCGGATCGACACTCGATGCCATGGACCTTGTCGCGCGCAGCGTCGGCGCCTACTATGGGTTCGACCGGCTCGGCATGTTGCGCATGCGCAGGTACGGGCTGCCCGCGGGCTCGCTCGGACTGCTGCCTGTCGTCGCGCGCTGGAACACGCAGGCGATCGAGCAGCAGCCGAACGGCGAGGACGTGCCAACCCAGACCGTGCGTATCAGGTACGCACGCTACTGGCAGCCTCTGTCGCCAGGCGAGTTCGCCGGCGCAGTGGTCGAGGCGGACCGGGCCGACATGTCGCAGCAGTGGCGCACTGCGCAGTATGAGGCGGCGCCGTCGCCGAACCCGTATCAGCGCCCGCTGGTGGCCGAGCGCGAGACGGCGCTGACGACAGAGGCCGACGCGCTGGCCGAGGCGAGGCGCCTGCATTCGATCACGGCCGGCGTGCGGCGCACGTTCCTGGCATCTGGCGTCTCGATGGCAGACCCCGCGCTGTCCGGCGTGGACATTGACACCGTGGTCGAGGTGCGATGGGACAGGTACGGCCTCGGCGATCTGACGGGGACAGCGCTGCTCGTGATCCAGATGGACGAGGACCTGATCGAACAACGCGCCGAGCTGCTGCTGTGGGGTGGATGAGATGGCGAACATGCGTCTGTCGTGGCCGAATCGCATCGCGGACATCGCGCCGCGCGCGTTCGCTGGCGGGTACTGGCTGACGCAACTTCCGCCGGCGAACCTTGCGACGCGGCAGGTCGCGCAGGTGGCCCGAAGCGTCAGCCTGAGCGGCGCATCCCTGATCGTCGACGCAGGCGCGGCGATCCCGGTCGACACGTTCGCGCTCGTTGGGCACAACCTCACGACGGCCGCGACGATTCGGCTGCGCGGATACACCTCAGATCCGCGCGGCAGCTACTGGTGGGACCTTGCCAGCGGCGGGCCTGTGAATGCGGCGACGATCACCAGCACTGCCGGTGCTACGTACTGGGGGCCTGACGGCCTGTTGAAGATCAGCAGCGGCACGACGGGGCGATACACGCACACCTTCTCTACCGGTGGGCCGTGCCTCGGGCTGCTGCTCGAGCCAGGGCGCACGAACCACGTCCTGTGGTGCAGGGACGGCAGCCGCTCGGCGTGGACGAAGAGCAGCGCCACGGCGACGAAGACGGCTACCGGGATCGATGGCGCGCCGAACAGCGCCACGCGGCTGACGGCCACCTCAAGCAACGGCAGGCTGTCGCAAGCGCTCACGCTGGGCGCCGCCACGCGGCGATGGAGTATCTACGCGCGCAGGATCACCGGGAGCGGAACGATCTCGCTCACGATCAACAACTTTTCGTCGACGACGACGATCACGCTCACGACAGCATGGCAGCGCTTCGACATGACATGCGTGGATGCCAACCCGACCGTTGGCATTCAAATCGCCACAAGCGGCGATGCCATCGAGGTTGACTGCGCGCAGTTCGAGACGGACGCGACCACCAGTTGCCTCTACCCGTCGACTCCGATCCTGACGACGACTGCTGCAGTCACTCGCGCGGCAGACACTTTCTCGGGCGCGATCGCATCGCATAACGCAGGGACGATGATTGCGCGCATTCGATGCATCGTCCCGAGGTCGACGGCGACGGAAAACGTCATCGCGCAGGGAACACCTGTCCCGTCAGGGTCTGGTCGCGGATTCGTCGCGGACTCCAGCGGAAACATCTCGTTCCGCGGGTCTGAGGGCGCCGCCTCTCAATGGTCGCTCGGGTCCACGCTTGCGACATCAAGCAGCGTCACGATCTGCGGCAGCTACGCAGCGAATGACATCGCGTGCTCGGTCAACGGCGCCGCAGTCACGACGGACACATCGGCCACGGTGGCGACGCTGGCGACGGCGCTGGTCAATGGCACGCTCGAGGGCACCTACGCTGTCAGCCTCGTTGCGTGGTTCACCGGCGCCGCCTCCGATGCCGATACGGTCAGCCTGTCAGGCACGTTTTCGCAGGGCAGCGCCGGCTATGACAGCGGCAACGCCGACGCATGGCCTGCGGCATGGGTGAGCGGCACCACGGCCGAGCAGCGCGATGGCGTCGTCGGGTGTAGCCTGATCGTGCCGAGCTCGACGCAGACCTACCGCTACTGGCGCCTGGACTTGACGGATGCAGCGAACCCTGACGGGTACATCGAGCTCGGCCGGCTGTTCGCCGGCAGCGCATGGTCGCCGGCCATGAATGCCGAGTACGGCGCCAGCCTGGGCTTTGTCGATCGTGATCAAGTGGTTGAGATGGACTCGGGCAGCGAGTACACGCGCAAGAGGCAGGCGCCGCGGCTCGCCAGCTTCCGCTTCCCGTTCCTGACGGATGCCGAGGCCATCGGCACGGTGATCGACATGCAGCGGCGCCTGGGCAGCAGCGGCGAGGTGCTCTACGAATGGGACCCGGCCGACACGACCTACGCGCCGACGCGGCGGTTCCTGGGTCGGCTGCAGCGCTGCGACCCGCTCAGCGCAGCCTTTCTCGGCCGGCACCTCGCCGAGTTTGAGGTGAAGGAGCTGCTGTGATGAGGTACGGCTTCGACGCTGCGGGCTGGTACATCGGGGTCGTCGACGATGACGAGCCGCGGAGCACTGAGGTTCCACCGCCTATCGCGAGCGTGACCGAGGTCCCTGGCGAGCCGCGCGCGAGGTGGCAGCGGTATGCCTGGCGCATCGCAGCTTACGCGCCGCCGCCGGCAGCGCCGCCGGCGCTGCAGTCCTACGGCTTCGACGAGGACGGCTTTTACACGGGCGCCACGGCAATCGACGCGCCGAACTCGACGCCGATCGCGCCGCGGATGCTGTCGACAGACAACACGCCAGGCGTGCCGCGCGCGCGCTGGATCGGCTACGCCTGGGTGGTCCGGGCCAACCCGCCGGCGCCGGTGGTGCGCCCATGGATCACGCTGTTGGCCTTCCGCCGGCGCTTCACGTCGGCCGAACGCTCCATGCTTGAGCGGAAGAGCCTCGACGATCCGGCAGGGACGGAAGTGCAGCGCAACCGCTCGGCGGCGGTGCGTGCGTGGTTCGCTGATCTTGCGGCGGCCGGCCATGCCGACCTGGCCGACGACATGGTGCGAGCGCCGGTGCTGCAGATGGAGTCGGCCGCCTGGATCGGCGCGGGCCGCGCGCTCGAGATCCTGGACGCGCCGATCGCGCCTGACGAGCGGGCAGGGCCGTCGCCATGAATGCACTGCAGCTGACCGATCTTGTCTGCCTGATCTTGGCGTTGAGCGTTGCGTCCGAGCGCCTGGTCGAGATTGTCAAAGGCTGGGTCCCGTTTCTTTCGCATGGGCATGCGGATCCTGCCATTGAGGGGCGGCGGAAGTCGATCCTGCAACTGTTGGCTGTCGTGGCCGGCGTCTGCACCGCGTTGTTGTCCGCTGGCTATCTGCCACCGGGCATAGGGGTCTCGACGGCTGGCTGGGAGATCATAGTGCTGGGCTTGCTGGCTAGCGGAGGCTCAGGCTTCTGGCACGCAGTCCTAACGTACATGGCGGGGCTGAAAGACCTCCAGTCACCAGAGGGTGACGGCAGAAGGTAGCCCGCTTGGGCGCTGTCTGCAAGTTGTGTGCCTGCGTAACTGTTTTCGCCGGAGTAACGCGGCATCGTGGGCGGACTTTGGCGGCCGGGTGGATCAAAGCGCGTGAGAATGTGGATCAAAGCGCGCGATTCCGTACACCTGTGCGAACAGGCTGACGCGCAGCTCCTCGAGCAGCCAGCGGTACTCGTCCAGCCGCGCGTGCGGCGCC